CTAGCGCCCCCCCTTCGTGCCGCGCAGCCATTCATCGATGACGGCCTTACGGAAGCGCCAGTGCTTTCCGACCTTCTGCGCCGGAACGCGCCCCTCTTGAGCGAGCTTGTAGATGCTGGACTTAGAAACCTGGATGTACGCAGCGAGGTCGTCGATGGTCATGACCTCGGGCGGGGCGGGGGGCGGAGATTTGCCAGGGCGGGTCCGGGGCATGCCGCGGATGGTAGCAGTTGCTATCAGTTCCTGCCGCGGGCTTTCCAGCCGGAAATCGGGGTCGCAGGGTCAGATCGAGTACGTTCCCGTGCCACCGCCGCTGGTGCTGGACCCGGTTCCGGTGCCCGAGCCGCTGCCGGACGAACTGGAGAACGAGGACCCGCTGGACTTGCTCCCCGAGCCGCTGCTGGAACCGCTCGAAGAACCCGATGTCGAGCCGGACCCCGAGCCGGACCCGGAACCAGATGCCGACGCAGTGTCGCCACTGGTTTGCGCCGTTGCCTCCGCCACGCCGCTGGTCTGGTTCTGCGCGGGCAGGTCGTTGTGTGTCCAAACACCCTCGGCCGAGTAGACGTTCGTGCCGGGGACGTAGATGGACACCGTGCGCGTGGGCGCATCGACCCGGACGACTGACTCCACGAGCTCCTCGGCGAGGCGCTCGCCGATCAGGTAGTCGCCCTTCTTGATGAACTCCGACGACACGAAGCCCCACTCGTCACCGCGGCGCACGAGGAACGGGTGCTCCGGCGTCGCCTTGACCCGGCGGTTGATCACGATGAACCCGTGGTGCTCGCCGAGCTTCACGCTCTGCACGCGGGCCACCGTGGGCTTGGTGCCGCGCATGCCCCAATGCGAGAGCCACTGGTACTGCGCCTTGTACGGCACGTCCGTCTCCAGCCCCGGCACTTGGATCGATGCGATCCGGTCGCCGGGCTTGAGGTTCTCGATGGGCGTGAGACGGCCGTCATCGAGGCGGATGAGCGTGCCAAAGAGCAGGCAGTTGGAGCCACCGCCTCCACCACCGCCCCCTCCGCCGCCGCCACCACCTCCGCTTCCGCCGCCTCCTCCCCCGCCGCCACCGCCACCACCTCCGCCTCCACCAGAAGACCCTCCGCCACCTCCGCCGCCGCTCGAACCACCGCCACCGGACCCGCCTCCGCCCGACGACCCGCCACCACCGCCAGACGAGCCTCCGCCCCCGGACGATCCGCCACCGCCTGACGAACCACCGCCGCTGCTGCCGCCGGACGATGCACCCGAGGATGCCCCGCTCGACATGCCGCTGGACCCGCCGCCGCCCGATGAACTCGCGCCGCTGCTGTCCGAACCCGACGATGACCCCGAGCCGCTGGAGGAACCGGACCCGCTGCTGGACGATCCGCTCGACGACGATTCCGAGGACGACGAGCTGCTGCTCGAAGATGAGGACGAACTGCTGCTGGATGACGAACTCGACGAACTACTGCTCGACGAACTCTCGGAAGAACTGCCCGAGCTACCGCCACCGCTGCCAGTGGTCGAGGCCCAGACGGGGATGTAGAGGAAATAACGGCGCGGTTCATCGCTCACTTGTTCGCCTCCTCTTTCGCCCGATACCACCCGGCGGTGTCCACGGGCTTGCCGCACTCGGCGCTGGCCGCCGCGATCGCGTCGGCGAACTCCATCCGGTCGAACACGCCCAGTTCGCTGCCGGGCGAGCAGTTGATGACCTTGAACCCCTGCTGGTCGAAGTGCGGCTTGAGCGCCTCAAACCGCTTGTGGAGCGACTCATAGAGGATGTTGTTGTGCCGGATCGCTTCCTTGGTTCGCTCCTCGCTGAAGGCGTACTTGCGATCCCCGGCCATCTTGAAGTCGCAACCGAGCAGGTAGACGATGCGGAAGCCCAGGTAGTGGAGCAGGTGCAGCCCCGCGAGCATGACCGAGCGCTTGCCCTTGATCCCGAGCGAATCGGTGTGCTCGCCGTCCTGACCCCAGTTGATGGTGTCGCTCTTGAGGAACCGGCTGTGGTCGAAGTGGTCGCTGCGGCGGTAGAAGAGCACGCCGGGCATCTGCCGGACCTTGAAGGCGCTGGGGCGGAATGAGCCGTCGGGGTTCTGGACCCGCAGGCGCTTGTCGAAGTGCGAGACGGGCACGATCTTCAGGATGCCCGGGTCCTTCCAGCCTGTGTCAATGAACCGTCCGGGGTCATCGACGCACGTCCACAGCGTTGGGCGATGGAGCGACCACGCGTTGTTGACCGCCATCGTCACGATGCCGCGCCGATTGAGCTGCGCGAGGTCGATCTGGTTGAGCGACGGTCCCGAGAGCAGCAGGAACGCCGAGCGCCCCCGGTAGAAGTCGCACAGGGACATGGAATCGAAGTCGGCGGTGTAGAGCCGCACGCCCGACCGCGCGGGCTTGCGCTGCTTGAGCCCCGCCTGCAATGCCGCGATGTCGCCGCTGTTCTCACGCATCGTTGAACACCCCTGCGATGTACTTGGGCGCGCCGAGTCCCTGGCGCACCGTGCCCACCCGCTTGATCCGTTCGAGCCACCACCCACGGGGCTTCACCGTCGGGTGTAGTCCCTCGCCGTTGACCTTTGTCTTGCTCTCCCGCGGGCAGATCGAGAACACAAACCGCCCGCCGCCGACGGCGATCCGGCGCATCTCGTCGAGAACCTCGTCTACCTCCTCGGGGAGCAGATGCTCAAGGGCATCGAACGAGGTCACCACGTCAGCGATGCCCGCCGACACCGGCACGCGGTGCATGGGCGCCACAATGTCAGCTTCGGGGAACGCGAAGTCCACGCCGAGGCCGTCGATCCCCAGCCGCCGCAGATGTTGCATAAAGAGGTTCCGGCCGCAGCCGAAGTCCACCACGAACCGGGGCTTGAACGCCTGGACGATGGCGTAGGCGTGCTGGCCGTGGTTGCTTGAGCCGTAGCGCGTGCCGACGAGCGCGGCGTACTTACCACGCTCGTGCTCGCGGCGTGCTTCCAGATCGACCGGGATAGGGGTTTGGGTTTCAGACATAGAGCCACACCGGAACGTCAAACTCGACCAACTCGATTCCATTGAGAGCCTGGAAGCACCACACGGTGCCCCCGCGCGTGTCGCGCTCGGCGGTCATCTGCACGGCCACGCCCTTCAGGATGGGCCGCAGGATCGGGATCGCGGCTTTCCGCGGGCAGTACCCCTGATCGCCGCCGGGGTTCTGAAGTTGCCCGGGGATGAACAGCGACTTGAGCGCACCAAAGCCGTCAATGCCTTCGGGCTCCTCGTCGGGCACATCGCTGTGGTGGCTCTCGAAGCGGTTGATCGCGTACTTGTCGGGGTCGCCGTCGGACGACAGGCCGTTCTCGACCTTGATGTAGCGCCCGAAGGTCTCGCTCGATGGATCGCCGTCGATGGCGGCCTCGTCCCACGGGTACCGCCAGCGGAAGCGTTCGCCCTGAATCTCCGTTGCCTCGCCGAGGATGGCGACGATTTTGTCCGAGCGCGGGCGACCGATGTCCACCACGGCCCACTTCTCGCCGACGCCGTCCTCCTTCCAGAGGATGACGCTTCCGCCCGAACCGCCGGAGACAAGCACACGTTCGCCGGCCTTGATGTCCGCGAAAGTGTGCTCCTCCTCCTCGACGTACAGCCGGACCGGCGTGACGCCGTGGATGACGCACAGACCCATCTCGCCCGCGACAATCGGCTCACGCGCCACGACGAAGTGTCCGGGCGTCGTCTCATCGTCCGGCTCGATCCCCTTCAGGGCCATGCGGTTCTGAAAGGTCTTCTCCGGCCCCTCATCCCCGGGCGGGAAGAGCGGGCCATCGATGGCCATGACGTGGAAGCGGTCCAGGTCCGAGCCCGAGTCGTTGCGGACGGGGACCACGCCGTGCTGACGGCCGCCGTCGCGCAGGTCGCCAGAGAAGCGATCCTGCTGACGGCGCTTGAGGTCGAGCGCCGCATCGACGAAGGCGTTGTACGCCCGCGCGGGGACGCGGAGCGGATCGCCGGGCCGGACTTTGCGGAGGTCGTCTCCCATCACTCAATGTCCAGTGCGGCAAAGCCGCCGTCGTCGTACACGCGCTCGATGTATGCCGCAATAGGGCGCTTCACGATCGCCTTCGCCGCCGTGTCCTCCTGGTCGGCGTAGCGCACCCACAGGTACTCCCACCCCTTCTTGGCGATGCCGGTGATGGGGCCGATGGACAAGCCCGAGACGTTCGGGCTCCCAGCGAACCGGTATGTGAGTTCCCAGTCGGCGTCCTCCCCGAACTGCACGCGCTTCGACCCCGACGCCCCGAGGAAGAGCACCTCGCCGGGCTGAAAGCCCTTGAACGAATCGCTGTTCACTTTGCCCGTGAGTTCGAAGAGCACGGCCCTGTACGCCTGGGTCATCTCGTCGTCGGGCTTGTAGTGCGTCTCGGTGAAGTTGAAGACGGGGACGGTGATGTCCACGCCCTCGACGCCGTCGGCACTGACGCCGATCGCGCCCTTGAAATCAGGCGCAGCCCCGACGCCCGGCGCGGGATACCGATGCACGGTCGCCAGCGACTGCGTGATGTGCTGAGTGCCGCCGCCGGTGTCGAACGAGAAGATGGCTTCGTTGCCGGGCTGGGCGCTGCCCTGGCTCTGGCCGTAGCGCACCGTGCCGTCCCACAGTTCCGGCCCAAGCGGCTCGATCGACAGGTTCTGGCGGGGCAGTCCCGCGAACGTCTCGTCAGATTCATCCTCCAGCGCGTCCCGTGCCGCGATCGCGTCGTCGGTGCCGATCACGATGAACGCCAGCTCCGCCGAGGGGTTCTGCCCCTTGGTGAGCCGCCGCGAATCGAACTTCTCACGCACCTCAATCGGCACCAGTCACTCCATTCAAGTGAACGCCAGCCCGCCCGTACCCACCGCGTCCACGAGACGCTTGGTGTTCTTCGCCGTTTGCTCGCTCGCGCGGGCGGTCCGCTCGGCCGCGTCGCCGCCCCCCAGGCCCGCGACGCCCGCAGCGTTGAACGTGCCCTGCACGCTGATCCCCTTGCCGATGGCATCGCCGAGGCCCGAGAGCCGGTCCTCGAACTCGGACATGAGGTCCTGCGGGGTTCGCCGAGGCCCCTTCTCCGCGTCCGCCGCCTCGCGCTTCTGCCGGGCCTGTTCGATGGCGTCGGCAAGTTTCTTCTTGGCCGCGTCAAGCGCGGCCTGTGATTCAGCGAGCCCGGCTTCCGTCTTGTCCTTGAGCGCCTTCTGTGCGTCCTCGAAGTCCTGTCCGATGCCCGCGAGTGTGGCTTCGTGCAGCGCGGCCGCGTCCCTGCGCTGCGCCTCGCGTTCATGCTCGCGCGCTGCGACGGTCTGCTGCGCCGCATTCTCCAGTTCGACCAGCCGCGACTCCAACTGTTGATCCACCGCCTTCTTCGCGGCATCCACGTCGAGCCCGGAATCGAAGAGCCCTTGAATCTCCAGCATCCGCTTGGCGACCCAGGACGAAGCCTCCTCCCAGATCATCTGGAAGCCGGTGGCGAAGTTGGTCCATGTCTTGGAGAGGAAGGCGACCGTCTCAATCCAGCCGACTTCGAGAGCGTGGAACACGATCTCCGCCGCCGCCAGCGCCCCGTACCACATGGAGTACGCGGTCGAGACGAAGAACTCCTTTGCGCCGAGCCACGCCTTGTTCAGCGCCGCCACGCCCTGCTGCCAGATGACCTTGAGCGACAACCAGAGAATCTCAGCCGCGAGGGCAATGTCCCCGGCCGCGAGCGCGTCCGCGATACCGCCGACGACATTGCTGACCCATTCCCGCAGCGCCGTGAACTGCTCGCCGAGCCAGGTGAGGGCCTCGCCGCCGACGCCCGTGGCGACGATGAGCACGCCACCGAGCGCCACGATCGCGGCGATGACGAGGCCGACGGGCGAGAGGATCGCGCCGATAGCAGCGCCGATCAGGCCGAACGCCGTCCCGACTCCCCCGATGATCCCGGCCACCACGCCCAGTGCAGCGCCGATCCCCGAGATGATGTACCCCAGACCAATGATGGCGATACCCGCGACGGCGACGGCCGCCGCGACCTTGAGCGCCCACACGACCAGGTCCATGTTTTCCTTGATCCAAGCCGTGGCGCTGACAACCACCCGTGTAATCCGCTCGGTCAGTTCCTTGATGGTGGGCGCGAGCGCCCCGCCGATGGTGAACACGCCCTGCTTGAGCACCTTCCAGAGGGTGCCGAGGGCGTCGTTGAGCTCGGCTGCGTCGCGGGCCGTCTCGGTGCTGACGGTGAGTCCGAGCTTGCGGGCCTCCTCCTGCATCGCTTCGATCCCCGCCGCGCCCTCGGACATGAGCGGCAGGAGCTTCGTGCCCGACTTCCCGAACAGGTCCAGCGCCAGCGCCGCCCGCAGGGCCGGGTCCTGCACCTTCGAGATGCGGTCGGCCAGCAACTTGAACTGCTGATCCGGTGACATCCCCGCCAGGTCCTGCACGGTCAGCCCGAGCAGCCCGAGCGATTGGTTCGTTCCCTCCGATCCCTTGGCGGCCTCGACGAGGCTCTTCTGCATGTTCCGCAGGCCCGCTTCCAGCGTCTCCAGATCTGTGCCGGAGAGGTCGGCCGCGAACCCGAGTTCCGACAGCGCCTCGACACTGACGCCGGTGCGCAGGCTCATCTTGTCCAGCACATCCCCGGTATCCGAGAAGGCCTTCGCCGTGGCAAGCAGCGCAGTGACCGCCGCGACACCGATGCCCGCCATCTTGGTGCCAATGGACCGCAGCCCCGCGCCGAAGGCTTCGAGCTTCTTCTGGGCCGCCTTCAGACCAGCCGACAGCTTGTCGCTGACGCCCAGTTCAACGAAGGCCCGTCCGGCTCGAATGCCACGCGTGTCCGCCACGGTCAGTTACCCTTTCTGATCGAGTTCCTCCAGAGCAGCGGGAGCTTGGGTCGTTCCTTCTCCAGCGCCGGGGCCATATAGGGCCGGGGGGCGATCTTCACCTTCTGCGATGTGAGCCTGCCTCCTCGCCGCCGGAGCACGACGGTTTCCCCGCCATACTCCAGCACGTTGGGCGCGGTGCTCTTCTTGAACCCCACGGGACCGACGACGACGGAGTCGGCGGCCTTGTCGTACCCGAAGAGGATCAGCCGCCGGAGGCTCCCTTCGTGCGAGTGCGGCGGCGATCCCGGCGGTGCGGACTTCTTCCTCTTGCGGATGCTCGTCTTCGCCACCGTGCGGATGAACGCGCCAGCCTTGGAGAGCACCTTCCGCTTGGCCCCATCGACCGCGTTGATGACCGCCGCCCGGTCGAAGAACATGTCCTTGATGCGCATGGTGATCACTGCATGGCTTCCTTGACGATGGGCGGGATGCGTCGATCAATGAACACGTCCTTCAGAACCGACACGTCCACCTTGACGGGGCGGGCGTGCCTTGCGAACGGGTCGAAGTCACTGGCCTTGAGCAGCCGGGACCGCTTGGGATCGCGGTTCGTATTGGCGACGACCGCCATCATGCTGCTCACGAGGCTCCAGTCGTGGCGCTGCCGACCGTTCAGCATCGCCGCCAGCTCACGCAGGGTCAGGGAGCCGGGGTCGATGCCGAGTATTCCGGCGCACTGCCAGATGAGCCGCCAGCAGTCTGAAGCAGCCGGTCGGCGAGCCGATCCAGTTCCCCGCTGTCCAGCTTCTTCTCCACCAGGTCCCGCGCCCGATCCATGACCTTCGACGTGGCCTGGAGCACCCGCCCGAGGTTGGCCCGGTCCCTCGGGCTCGGGCAGAAACCCACGAGTTCCTCCAGCACCGCCGTCGTCGCCGCCTCGATCGCGTCGCCCGCCATTGCCTTGCCGAACTCCTCGTCGGTCACAGGGGGCGTGCGGGCGTCGGCTTCCGGCTTGCAGATCGCGTAGACCACGTCGCACAGGAGGACGGGATCGCGGATCAACTTCTCAATCAGCGTCCCCTCGATGACCTGCATCAGGTCCGTGCCGGTGAGGCCTCGCACGCGCTTGAGCGCGGCGACATTGATCTCGACCGACCATTGCCTCCCCGCGTTGTCCTTGAACTGTCGCATGCACACCTCCGGTTGAAACGCTGTTGCATTCCTGTTGAACGGCTGTTGAAGCCGGATCAGGTACCGATCCATGAAGGCGCCGTCGTCGAGTAGGTGACCTTGGCGGTCACCGAGACGGAGATCGCCTCCTCCAATGCCTCGCTGCGGCTGAAGTTGGTGATGGAGAAGTCGGCTTGCAGGCCCGACCCTGCGGCCCCGTCGAGCACCTGGAATCCGATGGGGTCGTTCCCGAAGAACGCGTTCTTGATCGCGGTGAACCCCGCGTCGGCTGTGTCCCACACCATCTCGAACTCGACACTGGCTTCCTTGAGCGTGGCGACCGTCGCTCGCCAGCCCGCGTTGGCGCGGGTGGTCACGTCCGCCTCGCCCGCTTCAAGGTTCAACGTCACGTCCTTGACGTTGCCCATCGCCACCCAAGCGCCGCCGCCAGTTTGGCCGCCAACCTTGAACAGCAGTTTCGCTTCCATGCCGAGCTTGATTGCCATCGCCGATCTCCTTCAACTGCTGATTCAGGCCGTGTGGCCGATCACAAACACCACCTCGCCGCCCTTGCTCCTGAGGAACAACTGCGACAGGTCCACCTCCTCGAACCGGAACTGCACGCCCGCGGGAAGGTCAATCTCCACACCCTTCCCGTCAGAGAGCACCGCGTCTTGGGTGTTCTTCTCAGACGCGAAGAGGTTGAACGTCGCCACGCACCGTTTGGGGCTGAGCGGCTCGAAGTCGCTCGTCATCTCCACCTTGAGCAGGACAACGTTCCGCACCGATCACCTCCGCACCCGATAGGTCACGCTCAGGACACTGGTAAACGCGCGATGCTGCTCCAACGCTTCGGTAGAGACCACAGGCTCGTGGGTGATCCCAACCCATGCGGCCTCTGGTTCATCGGGCAAACGCTTGAGCCGCAGGTGGTCGGCGACCTCCTCGACAATATCGAGCAGGCCATCAATCTCGGCTTCGTCCGCCACCTTCTTCTGCACGCCGACATCGACCACGCACTCGAAGGCGCTGCTGTCGCGGCTGGCCGTGGTGATGCCCGTGGTCCGAGGCACCACGGAGACGCGGAGGTCCTTGAGGTCCTCCAGCGTGAACGCGGGCTGAAACATCCGCTGGGCGCTCACGGGCTGACTGAAGGTGCCCGTGTTGATGTGCGCTGCGACGGCATCGGCGATGGCGAGGATGGTGCTCAGGGGTGGTCTCCAACTCGCATCACGACTCCGTGTCGATGTGCTTGGTGTGAATCCGAAGGGACTTGCGGTAGGGGTCGCTGTACCGGAACGGAGGCTGTCCGCCCGGGGCGTTGACCTCGTACACGAACACGGTGGTTCCGACCGTCTCACGCACCTGGTCCCCGGCCCGTGGAAGGATGGGACCGGAGCCAATGTCCAGGTCTGCCGTGCGCATTAGGAAGTCCCGCGACTCCGTGCGGTGGATCAACCCGGCGTCGTCGGCCTGCTCGAACTCGGTCTTGCCGATGGTCGCTTGGACCTCCTTCGAGTCAGCGCCACGCTGATAGACCACGGCGCGGCTCATGTGCCGGTGCCGTTGGTCCTCCAGGAATGCCGCGCCCTGTTCGAGCAGATCGCCCACGGTGTCCTCCTTACTGCTGGAGGCGAACGCGAACGACGGCGTCCGCATCCACCGTGGTCTTGACCGCCTTGCCGATGAGCTTGTTCGCGCCCGCCGCCGCGTTCTTTGTGGCGACGCTTCCGGCTGCGTCCCAGTACGTCAGCGTGCCGATGGGGATGGCACTGCCAACGCCGCCCGCCTTTGGGAAGTCGAAGACGCCGGTGACCGCCAGCGACCCGAGTTGGTTCGCCTTCAGGTCGATGCGTGTAATGCCCACGAGGTCGGCCTGGACCACCACGGTGCCCGCGGGCGTGTCCGCAACCGGGGTGTAGTCGATCGCCGCGCCTTCATGAACGAGTTTGACTGTGTATGACGCCATGCCTGGACCTCCGTTGCCGGGATCGATCCCGGACTCTTCTTCGATGCCGCTTGCCGCCTGTGATCCGCCCGACACACTTAGACCTCACCCTTGCTCTTGATCGCCGCCCGCGAGTCCTGCATGGCGACGCCGAAGTCGAAGTAACCGCGCCACTGCATGCCGAGCGTGTTGAAGTCGGTGTCCCCGCTCTCGATGGTCGGGGTGCGCTTGCCGCGCAGGTACGCGATCTCCATCGCGGCCACGTCCGCCGGGTTGGCGAAGAGGTACCACGCCTTGGCGCTGGAGCCGGTGAAGCCCTGCGAGTTGAGGTACGGCGTGGCGACCGGCTTCCACTTGCCCGCGTGCGGATTCGACGCTGGCTTGCCCTTGTCGGTGGTTGTGGTCTCGTTGAGCCGCGTCTCGGTCATCAGGACCTGAGCCGTGACCTTGAGGGCCGACGGCACGAGCAGCACGGCGGGAGACAGCAGGATGGGTTTGCCGTCCGTGTCCGTCTGGTCGAGGAACAACTGCTCGCCCTGCGTAAGGGCGTCGATGCCGAGGTTGGTGGCCGCGCCCGAGATGAAGTTCTTGTTGCCGACGCCGAAGAAGGTGGCGGGGTTCGACAGGAGCAGCTCGAACACCGCCTCCTCGCGCTTGAGCGCCGACATGCGGCCGATGATGCGGGGGATTTGGAGGAACGCCCCCAGGTCGTCGTTGATCATCATCTGCCGCGTCAGGGCGATCATGCGGCCGAAGGTCTCGACCTTGTTCGTGTACGCCTGCTCGGACAGACCTGCGTGCTTGAGCTCACCGTCGGGGCCAACCTTCTCGAAGACGCCCGTGCCGGTCAGCCGGTATCGGGTCACCTCCTTGAAGTCGTTCACGTCCGTCTCGGCGCAGAACATGGCGACCACGCTCTCAACGGCGGTGTAGGCCGCGAGCATGGTTTTGTTAGCGACGTTGGAGAGGATTCCCGACAGGGAGATCGTGCTGAAACTGCTTCCGCCGCTGCCGGATGCCTGGATGAGGCGACGGTCGGCTGAGAACGCGGCCTTGATGGTGTCGTTATCCACGCGGCCGGGGCGGATGTACTCCCCGCCGGCTCGGATGGTCTCGTACAGGAGGGTGTGCAGACCGGCCCCCCGCAGGTCGCGGGCGAGCGCCGCGTTCATGGTGCGCTCGTCGTACCACTTGCCGACCTGCGTCTCGGGCAGACCCGCCGAGATGCACAGCGCCGCCTCAACCGCGCGGGCGGACTGAGAGGCATCCGCATCGCGGCGCACGCCGGTGTAGACGGGGCGCTCGGCGCGGAGCACCTCCAGTTCAGTCTTGTTCACGTCCCAGCCCTCGGCGATGGCCTTCGCTTCGAGGTCGGTGTGCCTGCCACCACCCACCGCACAGACCCGCCGGACCTCGCCGATGCGTTTGGTCTCGGCGGCGGTCTCGGTCCGGATGCGGGCGACAACGTCTGTGTCACCACCCGATCCGCAATCGTCGTCGGTCGCCGTTGCGGTGACCGCGCCGGGCTTGGGCTCGGGCGTGGCGGCGTCGAACATCGTCTGGAGGCTGGCCTTCTGCGTGTCGTTGAGGGAGGCGGACTCGAAGCCCTTTGCCTCCAGCCACTGGTCGAACGTCATGTCGGTCTCCTTGATCGCTGCCGCCGCGACGTTCGCGGTCGTGTTGTCGTCTGCCCCGAGCGCCACAAAGCTCACCTCGCCCAGCACACTGCGGCGGGCGATATGAACCGGCCCCTCGAACTGCTGCCCGTTGGCCGCCGCCGTGCGGCCCTTGGCCACGAACTCCATCGCGCCGGGATTGGCGACCGCGCCGAGCGAGGCCTGCCAGGGAAATCCGTTTCGGCTGCTGTCCACGATCTCGCGGGCGACGGGGCCTGCACCCGAGATCACGCCCGACACCATCAGGCGGGAGCCCTGTACGCCGATCGATTCGGTGTGGCCGACGATGAGCGAGCGGTTGTGGTCCTTGAGAATGGGTCGGCTCTTCGCGGAGACCTGAAGGCCCGCGAGGTCCACAACCACCGGGTGAGACCAACCCGCCAGCGTCATGGGGCCGCCGGTGTACGCCGTCATGGCGAACCGGCGCAGCACGGGTTTGCCATCCGCGGGCGCGGCACCGTCGGCCGACGCTTCGAGCCAGCCATCGACGGGAGCGCACAGGTTGAGAATGCGTTTAGTCGCCACTGCCGTCCTCCTTGCCTGCGGGCTGGAGCGGCTGGGCCTGCTCGGGCTGGAGCCCGAGTTCCTTCATCAGCGCGACCTCTTTGGCCCGCTGCCGAAGTTCGGACTCCCAGTCGCGGCCCTGCTTGGCGTACTCGCTGGCCAGCGTCGTTGTGTGCGATGCGAGCCGGGTCTGCTGCGCGGTCGCTTCCTTGGCGGGGTCCACATGCTCGTTGCCATCCCAGAACCACTGGTGGGGGAGGGCTTCTCCGTTGGCGATCAGCGTGCGAACGCGGAGCGGAAGCAGGTCGGAGACCAGCACAGCCTCGCGGAGCCACGCCAACAGAAGGCGGTCCAGCACGGCGCACGCCAACTGGTCCTGATCGACACGGATGCTCTTGAAGTAGGTCTGGTGGTCGAGGCGACCGCTGGCGTAGTTGTACCCGGACGAGTTGCACGCCGCGACGTTGAACGGCATGTTCAGGCAGCGGGCAATCTCGTTGAGGATTTCGCGCTTGAACTCGGCGTAGGTCGTCGCGGGCTGCTCGGCCTGCACCTGCGCCATCTTCCAGCCGCCCGGCATCGTGAGCAGAGAGCGTGCCTCGAGCTCGATGGCGTCCATCGGCTCGACGCTTTCGGCCTCGCCGCTCGCGGGAGTGTCGGTGTAGAGGATGCCCGCGAAGTCGGCGGCGGTTTCCGCAGCGCCGAGCACCGCCAGGGTGAACCGGCGGAGCTGCGCGAAGAGCGGGAGCGCCGGGGTGATGTCCGGAACGCCACGGCTCTGGCCAGGGCGATCCGATCGGAAGTAATGAATGACGGCTTCGGCAGGGACGCGGTCGTATTCGAGGCCCATGAATCCGGTGCGGGTGTCGCCCGGATGGCCCCTGAGAATGTGGTATTCCGACGGGTTGCCCACGTCGTCGAACACGATGCCGTCCACGGCGTTGGCGTCGAAGAACCAGAGGTCCGGCGTGGACACCTGATCGGCCTCGACGAGCCGGATGTCGAGTTTGACGGGCGTCGGCAAGCGCGGGTTGTTCACCAGCACCGCGAACACTTCGCCATCGGTGGCGCGCGACGCACGCATGGTGCGGAGTTTCTCGGGGAGCCCGATGGACTTCGCCCACGCCATGAACGCCTGCTCGATCCGCTCGTTGCCACCATCGTCGTCAGTCAGCAACTGCAAGCGCGGCCCGGTGCCGATCACGTCGTTGGCGAGCGTGAGCACGATTCCCTTGGCGTAGGAGTTGTTGGCCGCTTCGTATCGGGCGCGGTTGCGGAGGGTGCGTCGCACATCGGGTGATGCCGCCGCGTCGGCGCTGAGACCGTCCGCCCCTGCCCAGTGCTTGCGGTTGCCATCGTTGGTGACGGCGGAGTCAAACCCCGCGCGGATCAGCCGATGAATGACACCGCCCTTGGCGGGTGCCAAGGGCTTCGGGCCGGTCGATTTGGAGCGGAACAGTCCGAACATCAGCCTCCATCCGCGCCGGGCGGGATGAGCCGCGTCAGGCGCAATGACCTTGTGGGCGTCTTTGCCACCTGCTTGGAGGCGAGATACCGATCCGCTTCGATCTGGTCGTGCAGCGAATGCTGCTCGACGCTGCCGGAATCACCCGCCGCCTTGGCAGGTCCGGCCGCGTTGTCGCGGATCGCTTGTTCGAGATCTGGGGTGGGGTCAGGCATCGATGCTCCGCGACGCAGTGGCGTGTGCGTCCATGAGTCATCTACGCGAAGCCTCCGCGATGTGGCGGGCAGCGGGCCGAGGTCGGTCGATAGATCGAACTAAACCTGCGTCTCGCGCGTGAGCGTCCAGCGCCCGCAGTTGCGGCACTCGCGCCGACGCACCACGATCCCACCGGGGCGACGCTTCAGGTACACGACGCGGAAGTGCTGGCACCCGCACTCTCTGCACACGAGGCCGACCTTCTGACCGCCTTGGGCTGGAATGTCTCGCTTGGGTCTGGGCATCAACGTCGCCCTCCCCGAAGCTCAGACAGTCTTACCCGCGGACGCGCCACGGCCAGACGATCGGTCCCGAACAGAATCGCGCCCTGCATTGACGCCGCGACGGCGGAACCGACCAGGCAGTCAAGCCAGTGGTTGTCGAGACCCTCGACTCGGAGCTTCCACTCGTCCACCGTCCGGCCGCGCCCCTCCGTCTTCACCCGATACTCGCTCGTCAGGTGCTCGGAGAGCAAGCGATGCGACTCCGGCTTGCTGCCGAACAGGGACAGGCATCCCGGATCACCCATCGGAACGGCGAGCCGTGCGTGGGCGAACGACTTCCAGTAGTTCGTATCGAAGATCACATGGCGCACGGCCCGCTTCCCGGTCACCACGGGGATACGCCAGTTGAGCCCGACGCGATCTCCTCGCTTCCGCTTGTACTCTGAGAACGGCAAGCTCGATGCTCCCACATACCTGCCGTGGCTCGGCGTGAGCACACCTGCGTGGGAGGATTGGCGGCAGAACTGGTAGACCACATCCGTGGATGAACCCCAGTTGGCGTCGATCAGGCAGCGGTCGATGCGGACCATCGCGCCGTCGTCGCGCCGCCACTCGCGGGCCAGGTACGCCTCGGTCAGACGTTCGAGCCCGGCGAAGATCGCGCCCTCAACCCCCGCGCGGGGAGTTGCGGCTGCGAGCGTGCGTCGCACATCTCGCAGGGTGAAATACGCTGCCTTCTGGTCGGGCTCGGTGCCGTAATCGATGACGTAGCCAGTGAAGTCGTCCTCCCACGCCGCGACGAGATAGAAGAGGGCTTTCCCCTGCACGTCCACGAACATCGTGAGGCGCGTGCAACCGATAGGCAGTTCCCCGCGGGCGTGCCCGCTGACCTTGGCCGCGATCTGGTCCGTGCTAAGCAGGTCGTCATCGGCCGCGACTTCCGGCAGTGGCTCGTTCTGATACTCGGCGAAGAAGGCGTGCTCATCCTGAAGACGCAGGTTCATCGCGTGCTGGATGGCCGACAGTTCGTCGTGATTGAATCGCTCAGGCCAGGCGATCCGCGCTCCCTCGTCCATCGCGGTTCTGTGCTGGCCGTAGAACGCGGTCGCCTCGACGATGCCCCGGTCGTTGCGCAAACCGTCGGCCCGCAGTTGTGCGTACTGCTGCCAGAGCGCATCGCGCACGGGGAATGAATACACCATCTTCGTCCGCTCGCCCTGCCACTGCGGGTGCTTGTCGCGGTCGAGGATGCGGTCCGCCATGTCGTCCGGCCGTACCACGGTGAGGGTCATCAACCCCGCGATCTTCTTCCCCGGTCCACCCAAACCCAGGATCGCACCAGCGAGGATGCGTTCGCGCGTGGCGCACTGCGATGGCGATCGCGCCGACTCGTCGGTCTGCGGGTCGTCAATCAGCACGAGCGACGGACGCACGCTCGCGCCGTCGGCACGCTTGTGTTTCATGCCACGGATGCGCCCGGTGATGCCCGCCACGCGAATGATCGCGCCCGATGCCCGCGAGCCGGCGATGGTCGGCAGCACGATCTCTTTGGCGGTCCAGCCGATGTGGGTCTGCTCGCCCAGGTAGAGCTGGCCCGCCGCCCGCTGGTGGATGCCTTCGAGTGATCGGATAGGGTGGCACACCTCGGGGAAGTCTCCCGCGAGCAGTTCGCTGTTCTCCAGCTCAGCCTTGATGCTTTCCAGCATGCTGGACGCGTGCTCCTCGTCTGAACCGATGAGCGTGACGAACTCTCGGTGGCCATAGAGCATCGCCCAGAGGCACGCCGTTTCGCAGAGCGAGGTCTTGCCCGAACCACGCGGCATTGCCATTGCAAAGAGCCCGCCCTCCAGCACCGCCTGCTCGATCTTGGCGATGACCTTCAGGTGGTCGTCCGACCATTTGAGATGGAACGTCTGCGGGAAGTACGCCTCGCAGAAGAAACGAAAGTCCCGCTCCGCCTTCGCCCGACGGTCGGCGTCGGCGACGGCGGGAAGATCACCGATGTCGCGGCCGGACAAGGAGAGCGTGGCGTTGCGCTGCCGGGCGCGCTCCTTGAGCGCCTCGTACCCGGTCAGCCCGCCCGCATCCTTCTCCGCCTCGGCGATGGCCTCCTGCCGTGAGGTCACCAACCACGCGACGTACCGGAAGAGATCGACCTTGCCTGCGTCGCCATCCGCAGCGACGCGGAACCCCGCGCTCGTGCGGTGACGCAGCAACTGCCGCTCGTTGATCACGTCGCCCAGAGGCGTGGAGTTCAACAGTCGCGCAAGTTCTCCGGGCTTCAGTTTGCGCGGGTCAATCGCCACCGGCGGACAACTCCTTCACGAGCCACGCGGCGTAATGCACGAGGTTGATGCTGCCGTCGGCGTTCGCGGGCGCGCCAGCATCGATGTCAGCGCGCAGCATCGCCTCGGTAACGGCCTTCCCGCCAAGCCGAGACAGGACGCGGGCCGCATCCGCCACGGGTAGCGCGGCCGGGTTGAGCCGGGACATCCCCTGTGCTGGCCCGGGACTAGGCGCGTGTTCGGGAGTCATGCCCACCTCCCGGACCTTCACGTCCCGCCAGTTGCCCACATCGTTCGCGTAGTTGCCCACAACAGCGAGATTCACGGCGAATCCTCGCGGCTTTGCCTTGCCGGTTGGCGAGTGTCATGGCTTCATGTGTCACAACGCGGGGCGGAACCCCGCAAAGGAGACCACGAACATGAACGCGAAGAAGAACACGAAGACGACGACGAACAAGGCCAAGGCCCTCCACATGGCGGCGGCGACGGAAGCGGTCCGAAACCGGCTCGGATTGGAAACGCTCGAAGACCGCAAACGCGACGCCCTCGACTTCCACGACATCTCGGTGGCCAGCATCCGCGATGCGATCGCCCTGGCCTTCGAGGCCGGGTTCGCCGCAGGCAGCGGAGCCCCCGCCCCCTTCAAGTTCGACCCCGCCGACCCGGGCGAGATGCTCGACACGCTGGAGATCACCAAGAAGACCGGACGTCCCACGGGCGGGACATGGGTGAAGGGGAACATCGCAGGCCACGCCTTCGAGGCGCTGGTCTTCCCCGAGCACGCCACCGACGCCGCCTTCGAGATGGACGACAGCCGCATCTCGAAGCTCTGGTTGCAGGAGCATTTCACGCACACCGAGGTCGCGTGCTTCGACCGGGGTTGGGACCGCCAGCCCACGACCGACGCGGCCAAGGCCATCGTCGGCCTGCTCGCCGCGGGCCTCGCCGAACACATCTTCGGGAAGTGACCCGCCGCCCCGACACGCGACGACGCGGGACACCGCGCCGCACGCGATTCCCCGCCGCAATGTGCGGCGGGATTCCGCACCCGTAGTTTGGAGAACAGCATGAGTACGAAGACGACCACGAAGCCCGCCCGCATGTCCAAGAGCGCCGCCCGCGCCATCGCTGCCCAGAAGCAGAAGCACGCGATGTCCGCCACGACGGACAAGGCCCGCAAGGAGGCGATCGCCGAGATTCAGAATCGTCTGGACGGGAAGCCCGCCGCCGCGAAGGCCACGGGCGGCAAGGCCCCCAAGACGCCGAAGGCTCCGAAGCCCGCGAAGGAGAAGAAGCCCAAGCGCGTGAGCGCCCTCGACGCCGCCGCGCAGGTGCTCGCCAAGGCCACCAAGCCCATGCGGGCCACGGACATGATCGCGGAGATGGAGGCCAAGGGACTCTGGAAGAGCCCCGGCGGCAAGACCCCCGAGGCCACGCTCTACGCCGCGATCATCCGCGAGATCGCCGCCAAGGGGAACGCGGCCCGGTTCAAGAAGCACGACAGGGGCGTCTTCGTCGCAGGAAAGGGAGCCTGACCCATGCAAGCCACGCACGCCCAACTCGAGGCCGTTCTCGCCGCCGCCAACCATCTGCTCGGCGCACGCCAAGACCAGATGCTGACGGTCGAGGAGTGGGCTGATCTCGCGCGGGCGGTCGCCGCCTGCACGGGGCGCAAGACGGCCGACCTGCTCATCGAACGCGATCTCGAAGACGCGGCCGAGTACGGGCTCGCGTGGGACGAGGCAACCGAAGGGCCGCTCCCCGCCAGCGACGAGGACTGACGCGACCATCACGCCTTCCCCTTTGCCGCGACGCGGGTCGCGGCTTTCTCTTCGGCCTCAGCGTTCGAGCCCAGCCGCTCCGCCTTGCGGCCCGTGAACTTCTCCCACCGCTGCACGATGACATCGCAGTACAGCGCGTCGAGTTCCATCAAGAACGCCCGCCGCCCGGTCATCTCCGCGCCAATGAGCGTGCTTCCGCTCCCGCCAAACAGATCGAGCACGTTCTCGCCGGGTCGTGACGAAAACTCGATGGCGCGTCGTGCGAGTTCAACGGGCTTCTCCGTGAGGTGGACCATGCTCTGCGGGTTCACCTTCTTGATCGACCACACGTCCGGCACGTTGGCGGGGCCGAAGAAGCGGTGCGCCGCGCCTTCTTTCCAGCCGTAGAAACACCATTCGTGGTTGCCCATGAAATCCTTGCGCGTGAGGACCGGGTGCTCCTTCACCCAGATGACTGCTTGCGCGAAGTAGAGTTCGTGCCGCTTCAGCACGGGCGGATAGTTGCCGCAGTTGGCATAGCCGCCCCAGATGTAGAACCCGCCACCGGGAATCAGGACGCGGGCGATGTTGCCGAACCAAGCGTCGAGCAGTTTGTCGAACGCCTCGTCGGTCATGAAGTCGTTCATGAGCGGGCGGTCTTTGGCGCGGAGCTTCTTGTGCGTGGCCCTGCTCTTCTCGGGGTAGCGGTTGAGGTCGGCGCTCTGCTGATCGTGCTGGTCGGCCTTGCCGGGAAGCGCGAACGAACTCAGGCCCGCGACGATGGCGTTGTTCGACCGGGGTTCGACCTTGACGTTGTACGGCGGGTCCGTGTTGACGAGATGGATCTGCTGGCCGCCCAGCAGACGGTCGAGGTCCGCGGGCTTGCTGCTGTCGCCGCACATCAGCCGGTGGTTGCCGAGCACCCAGATGTCGCCGGGCACGGTCGTCGCGGCGTCGGGCGGGCCGGGAACATCGTCGGGATCGGTGAGCCCGTCGTTTCCCGCCGGGGCCATGAGGGCGCTCAGGTCCTCTTCGCTGAACCCCAGGAGCGACAGATCAAAGTCGGCGCTCTGAAGTTCGCCCAGTTCGATCGGCAGCAACTCCATGTCCCACGACGAGAGTTCGTGGAGTTTGTTGTCGGCGATGCGCAGCGCCCGCACCTTGTCGGCGCTCAGTTCCCGCGCGACATGCACGGGCACCTTTTCCAGCCCGAGTTTCTCCGCCGCCTTGAGTCGGGTGTGTCCGGCGATGACAACGCCATCACCATCGACGACGATCGGCACGCGGAACCCGAACTCCTCGATGCTCTTGGCGACCGCGTCGATCGCGCCCTCGTTCTTGCGCGGGTTCTTTTCGTACGGCTTCACCTTGGCCAGCGGCCACATCTCGATCTTCATGCCTCGCTCCTTGCGGCGATTGCGATTCCGTTCATGCCCCGCCGCACGCGCGGCCGGACCCGTCGGTTTGCTGTTGGCTCTGCGTCGGATTCGCGTCGGATCGCCCGTTCCCGGCCCCGCCCGTTGGCCACGGGTTCGCCCACGTTGGCCCACGTCGCGGCCTTGCCGGGGCGGGCGGACGACGCCGCGACGCCCCCGCCCCGCGCTCGGACACGCGAAACAAACTCAGTCGCCAAGCGCGGCTGTTCCCGCGGGCGTAGGGGGCCGGTCCCCCCTCGGGAAGTACCTAACCCGCGACTACCCGCCCCAGTTACCCACAATCCGCCCCTTCCCGGCCCGTTGGGCGACGTTGGGTCGTGGGCCGCAAGCGCGGGAGCGGGGCCACGTCCCGAGCCGTCCGCAACGCCGCAATCCGGGCCAACGTCGTGGCCCACGGGCGGGAGCCCGCAAGGGGGCAAGGCTGCGGCGCACTGCCGCGCACTGACGCGACAGTTCCGATTGATACCTATGCACGCGGGCGCGCCATCGCACGCGCACGCACGCACGCGGGGTGCGGTCGGCCGTGATGGCGACTGACGCGACAGTTCGTGACAGTGCGGGGCAGCGGTCATACGGGCGGCACCTCCCCGCGCAGGCCGATGCCCTCGTAGAACGAGACCATGCCGGTGCCGCGACGACGCGCGACGCCCGGCGCAGCGGCCATGAGGTCGCGGCCGAACGCCTGCTTCGTGCTGACGGCGTTGCGCCCGTCCTGCTCGCACCACCCCTTCCATGCGTCATAGAGGTTGTCCACCCATGCTCGATGGCCCACGCCGACAACGCAGCGGTCGCGGATGAAGGCGCCGACAGGGGAGCCGAGGTCCTCCATGTCGCGGATGGCATCCTCGCCGCTCTTGGGCTGGATGAACCGACCGCGCTGCCGCAGCCGCTTCCACCCCTCAATCGCCCAGAGCAGGATGCCGGGCAACTCGGCGAGCAGTTGGTCCGTGAGCGTCACGTCCTCCGTGCCGTAGAACGTGTTGGACAATCGCAGCACCAGGAATCGACCGGCCAACGCCGTGCTGGCGTCGTTGAGACGGGGCAGTTCGTTGGTCAGGAACATGAACCGCGTCGCCAGTTTCATGCTGACGGACCCGAGGAACTTCCGGTCGATGGTCAGGGTGTCCTCGCCGGAGATGCACAGCAGGCGTTCGACCACCGTCCCGACGTTGTCGCCGCCGAAGCGGGCGTCGCTGACAATGGCAAGGGACTTCTCGATGAGGGGCTGGAGGCCGAAGTTCCCGGCCAGACTGCTGGTCGTTGGCCCCACGACGTTTCCCGCGCCGACCAGGCGGGTGACGATGCGCCCGATCGTGCCCTTACCCGACCGCCTTGGTCCCACGAGCAGCAGCATTTTCTGCTGGCTCGTGTCGCCCGTGAGGCAATAGCCCATCCACTCCTGAAGCAGTTCCACGGATTCGAGGTCGTCGCCGAACAACTGCTCAAGGAACTTGATCCACCGTTCGGGTGGCTCGGGGTCGGGGTTGTAATCGAAATCGAGCGCGTTGATGGTGAACAGCGCGGGCGTCGGGGTCAGCACACGTCCGGTCGGGATATGTAGGTTCAGCGACTTGCACGGCAGCAGTTCGAGCGCGGGCGGACGGTCTTTACCGCCGCCGAGCCACGATGGGGACACCGTCGATGCGGGCAGGTGAACGAACGCCCGGATGGTGTCGAGTGCCTGCTTGACCGTCGTCGGGTTGGACTCGAAGTCCACCAGCTCCATCTCGCCCGTCTGCTTGTTGAGCACATACCGCAGCGCCTTGTGCAGCCACGGCTGGAGCCGCTGCTTGAGCCATTCCTCCTCGACCTGGCAGTAGCGGTTGCCGCGCCACTCCATGAGCAAGCCGCCATAGCCGTGCAGCGTGCGGCCGTCGGTGTGCTGGTTGAACTCGCGGGCATACGCCTCGGCCGTCGGTAGTGTGCGCCTGGGCGATAGCACCAACCTGCCCGTTGCCGGGTCCTTCTGTCCGAGCGGGACAAGAAGATCGTCATCAGCACCGGGCTCGTGCGCATCGGTGGAGGTGGGAGCCTCGGGTCGGGGCGGGCTGCGACGGCGGGGCGAAAACGTCTCCTTGCAGTCGGCGATGGCGCAGCCGATCGTCATCTGCCCGTAGGTGCGCTCGCCGCGCTTCTCGTCCCATTTCTCGCGGAACAGGCCCGAACGCCGGAACAGCCGGTCCATGCGGGCTTCGTCTTTGCCGGTCCAGAACGCGAGCAGATTGCACATCGCCTGGTCCGCGCCGCTGTGATCGTCGGCGTGCAGAGACGTGTCCCCCGCCCACAACTTCTTGAAGCGGTCGCCGTTCTTGGCCGCGCTCGCCCGCTGGACCAACGCCTCGTCGTCGCCAGTGAAGCCCGCGGAGGCAACTGTTCCGTTGAGGTGCGGGGAACGCTTCTTCGGCCACAGCCGGATGCAGAGGGCATCAAGAGCGGCCTGCCGATCCTCGACCCCGGCGGGAGTGTCCGGCACCCGCTGCCCGGTGACGGTGAAGAACCGATCCCGGTCGTAGACCTCGGATTCCTTGAATCCCGGTATGGCCTTGGACTTGCAGCCGACGCCTTCCGGCTTGCGCCCGGCGATGAACACCTTTACGCCGCGCCCGCTGGGCGAGACCTCGGTGTAGGAGTTCAGTGAGTCGATGATCTGGCGTGCGGCCGAGACGATGTTCCCGGCGTCGTCGATGCACCCGTCCAGGTCGATCCCGGCGAACGGGCCGTCGGCAGTGAAGACGTAGCCGATCCCGGCGTGCCCGCCCGCCTTCCACGCCGCTACCGCCTCATCGAAAGTGGCCCAGGTTGCTGGATCGGTCGAATCCGCGAGCCCGCCGCCCCGCGCGTTGACGGGCCACTTGGTCTGCTTGCCGCCCCGGGTGATGTATTTCCAGCACACCCACTGCGGACGTTCACGCAGGGCTGCGGGGATGCGGGTCGGGTCGAGGGCCGCGAGTGTCGAGGATGTCTCGCGGCCCGCCGTCGGGTCATTGGGCTCCGCGTCGCCGGAAGATTCGGTGGTCACGATGCAACCGCAACCTCCTTCGGGACAGTTCCCTCGCTACGAAGGACGCGGAAAGCGTCGTTCCCGAGTTCGTGCGAGCACATGCCGACGAACACCCGCGCCACGGCGAGCGCGAGCGGGGCACCGGCGTCGAGAACCACCAGGCGCTCCTCGGCGTTGATGGCGTATCCGGCCTCCAAGCGGACGGCGGACTCCCCGTGCAGGCAGCCGACGGAGAGAATCGCCAAGAGCAAGGTGTCTTCGACCGCGCCCATGTCGGTCGTTTCGTTGAACTGAATGCGATACACGGAACGGCCAGAGCGGTCGTCTTTGGTGGTCATGTTGAGCCTCCTGAGCACATCTACGCGAACGGGGAAACGAGTGGCGGGCGAGTTCACAGGTACTCCTCAAGCCCGGCATCGCGGAACACCTCCCGGATGCGGGCGCACTGGTCACGCAGGGTGCGACGCGGGATGCCCATCTGCTCTGCGATCGGGGCCAGAGCGTCACGCTGGAGAAGGTCCACGAGTTGGCGTTGGAGTGGTGTCAACAGAGGCATGACACCGGCGAGATCGATCCGCAGATTGATGATGTGCTGCTGCCTGCCTTCAGATGTCGCGCGATCCACAAGCACGTCAGTCAGACCATCGAGCGACTGGGTCGTGCCACGGCGCTTCTGAGCGTTTCTCTCTCGGAGCAGCGAGGCTTTCTGACTGCTCACGACGATGTTGACAAACGCTTCGCGGGGCGCACGAGCGGGGTCGTAGGTGTCCCAGACGGCGAGGAGCCGAGCCATGAGCTCGGCGGCGAATGCCTCGATCTCGCCGCTGCGGATGATGCCGCGCTGGTTGAGGTCCTTGACTTCGGTGGCGATGACCATGTTGGCAAACTGGAGGTCCTTGGGATCGATTTGCATGCGGATGAGTCCTTCATGAGCGCAGCCACAGCGCCGGGGCGCGGGGCCACGTTGAGAGCGGGCGGGATTGAGAGGGCCGTTACGAGATGAGGGCCGCGCACGCGGACGACCGATCAGGCTCGGCATGGGCGCGGCACAAGTCGGAGTGCAGAGCGGTGGCCGCTACGGACCATGCTCCGGGTTCGGGGCAGGGAGTAGCGATGGATCAGGTGGTCGGGGGCGTGGTATCACGGCGTCGGCCTTTCTGGTTTGTCATCGCACTATCACGATGAGGACCAGAGTTTCCGCGCGTACGTGGTGCATGTTCGTGCACGTCGAGGTGATCAAAGGTGGACAGGCCGCAAGGGCAGCCGTCACGTCCGAACGCGATAGCGCCCGTTCGTTTGCCCAGGCATGATGATCACGCCCGCCCAGTCACCGTCCTTGCGAAGATCGTCAAGCATGCGGCGTGCGCTCGAACGCACTGCCTCAATGGCGTCTTTGGTAAGACCTTCATCGCCGGCCTCGATCAATGCTGCCACCACGGCGTATTGGCCGTCCGTCAGCGCCTTCTTTTCCTTGCCCTTCACGGTGCAGGGATCGCCCGCACGGCCGAGCACCACCATTGGACCCGGCTGGCCGTTCGGAGCAGTTCTCGACCCGTTCAAGGTTGCATGGAGTTGAGGAGGCTCCGCCTGCGCGTTGAGCGCCTCGAATGCCGCCTGGAGGCGTTGGCCCCTGTCACACAGGCTGCTTGCAGCGCCCACGACGAATGACTCTTCGTTCTCGCTGCCGTTCGAGTAGATGAGACCGACCAGTTGATCTTTGAGAGTGCGGATCGCGAGCCGGGTGTCAACCTCCCAGGCGACCGGCTCGGCGATGAGACCAACAAGATGCGGCCCAACGCCGTTGCTGGCGGTCTCAGCGTCTTTCAGATGCTGCACGATTGGGTCAATCCACTTGTGAAGCTGCTCCTGCACCTTCACGGTGAGGGCGTGCGTGTTCGCGGCACTTCCCCGAGCAGTCAGCGATTGCAATCTCGCGCCCAGCGACATGATGCCGTTGTCCACAGCAACGAGGGAGGACAAGAGCGGACCGATCCGCTCTGCTCGTTGCTCCGGCGTGCCCGTCGGTGGTGGCGCAGTCCCAGAGCCAGACGGCGTTGTCGGCGATCCTTCGGCGGGCCTGCGGGCCGCCGCTTGTGCGTCTGCCCGGGCCAGCATCTGCTTCCATGCCGCTCGGCAGCGTTTCTCGTGCTCCGCGATGAGGTGCTCGGACTGTTTGATGAAGAACTCTTCCGCGGCCGTCAACTCGAACACGCGAGGACCGACCTTCAGCCTTGCCCTTGCGATGAACCGCTCCACCTTCTGAAGCTCGCCGTTGGTCCACTCCGGCACCGCCGACAGATCGTCGATGTCGCCTTCCGTGAGCATGCCAACGAGCTGGTCGCAGGTCTGCTGCGCCTCGCCCGCACCGTCGAGGTGCTGAACATGCGAGAAGCAGGTGCTGAGGCGATCACGCACGTTCTCGATCAGATGCAGCAGCGGATGTGGGTTGAAGCCGACGTGGACCGTGGCCTGTGTCTGCACCATCGCGCTCGCCAGCATCCAGTACCGGTGGAGCATCTGCAAGAACCGTGCGGGGTCGGCGAAGTGCTTCACAGACGTACCGGTCGGGCAACGGCACGACACAATCATCAGGTTGGCGAGGCGAGACACTTGTGCCTGCACGGGTTGCGACGCGGTCGCCTGACAGGTGCTCATCGCCTTCTCGACCGCCTGCTGAATCTCAGCGGGCGTTTCGGCGGGCGAGGCCATTGCAGGGTGAGCCATCATCGCCGTTGACATGAGGATGCCGAACCGCTCTGGAACATCCATCTCCAGCAGCGGCGGCGATTTCATGAGTGTTCGGATCGCGTCGAAACCGGGCCGCTTCATGATCACGTCAGCGTGAGAGATCACCTCGTCCACCCATGCCTTGTGGTCGGCCTCGGGCATGGCGTCCGGATAGTCGCGACCAATCCGAACAAGATCACGAGTAACCATGAACAGCACGACCACGTCGGCCACGCTCTGAGGATCGGGCTTGACGCCCGCCGGTTGGGACGGGGCTGCCTTATCGCTGCGGGGCGGCAACGCCAGCTCCACACGGACCGCCTTGATGCGCGAGATGAGAGAATCGAGCGCCGAGAGGTAGGACCACTTCACTACGACGTTGGCGTACCAACGGTCGTGATGTTCGGGCCGCGCTACGGCGCTGGCGCCTTTCACCAACGCGAATACAGCCTCGTGCTGCCCTGCTTCAGCCAATGAGCGGCATGCTTCCAGAATCGCATCGCTCGACTCTTCGAGGTAGCTCGTGCTGCCTTCGTCGATCGACCAGTAGGGGTGGGTGCCGCCCTCGACCGGAACACTGCGTCCGCTCTCGTCGGGTTCGCCGGGCCGCATCCCTTCCCCTGGGCCGAACATGCCGATGGCTTCCTGCGCGTAGCGGTCGAGCACGTCGCGGTGCGTCCAGAGGAATGCGCCTTCCGAGTCGATCGCCTCGACCATCTCTTTCCAGCCACGAACATCGTCGCGCAGCACGCGTTCATTCACGCCGGTGCGACTTCTCACGGCGAGCGGGTTTCGACGACACGCCGCCGCCCAGTACAAAAACATCAGGCGATGGCGTTCAACCGCACGGAGGAGATCGTTCACGCGGTCGGCCGCCGACGTAACGTCCCTGGCGGCAGATGCCTTGTTCACCAGCATCGCCTCCCACCGATCCGCCCGCCTCGCATACTCCGCCCGCGCAAGCACGGCCTTCGACGCTGGCGGGTCATAGACCCCGGGGTCCGGGTCGTCGTACATCGCCAACCCATCGATCGCCTCGTCCAGCAACAGGCGTTCGTCCGGCGGCAGAGCGCCCGCTGCCTGAAAGTTGAACACAGGTGAACCGTTTGCCGAGTACTCCTTGGCGAACAACCCGCGAAGGGTTGCGGCAGCACCGGCGGTGCCTGCGCGATGGAACACAGTCGATGGCGTCGCCGTCGCACCCGACCCAACGAACATGTACGCGAGTTCATCCTGCTTCGGGGAAGCGGCGCGATGCTTGACCACGTCGGCCATCGCGGTCTTGGCGGCGGTCACCATCTCAGAAAGCCAGGATGGGTGCCGCCCGTTCTTGGGGTACGCGGGATCATTCAGGTCCAAAGCCATCGCCACCTCTTGCGGCGTCAGTTCCGACTCAGCCTTGAATGAGAACTCCTGCCAGTCGTCCGTCCCGGCCTCTTCCGGCAATCCATGCTGATGGTTGAGCCGAGCCACCACGAGCTCGGCGATGGCGTTCGTCGGCACAGCGAGCAGTGGGTAGGTCCCCACGGAGCGTTCGCCCTCGGAGCGCAGGTCGGCGCTGAAGGTCATTTCCTCGTGAACGACAGTGATGAAAACGATCCACTTGCTCATCGGACAAGGCGGCTCCCGGTCGGAACCGGGGTTCCGATGTCCAAGTTTACGGCGGTGGTTCAGGGGGATCAGGCCCGTTTCGCCTGCTGCCAACGGGCACGTTGCCGACCCCAGTCCGGCTCCCCGGCGATGCTCCGGATCTCGCGCTCGGAAACGGCATCCCGGTCACCCGCAACCGGCGGCAGGAAGAGAATGTCCTCCTGAATGTCCGGGGCGAGATTCAGCAGGTTCACAATCTGGCTCACGCGGGCGCGGGTGACCTGCCCCAGTTCTGCGATGTCGGCAAAGTCCGCGACCTCCCCGATCCGGACGAGGTTGTCGAACCGGATCGCCAGAGCCATCAGACGGGAGACGCGCGGCACGCGCCCCTCGTGCACGGGGGCCGGGGGCGGCTTCTCCCCAGCGTTCAGAACCCGCTGGCCCGTGCGCCCCGTGGTGAAGTGGACGGTGAAATCGAGCGTTACGCCTTCGTTCATGCCGACACCTCCTCATTCGCGTGTTGGCCGATCGAGCGCAGGCCGAGCGGATGGAACGTGATCGAGACCGACCCCTTTGTCGCGTCGTAGTCCACGCGCTGGACCAACATCCGCATGAGCTTGGCCTGCTCCTTCGGAGACAGCCGCGACCAGACCCCGTCGAACTCCCCGAGCGCGGCATCAACCTCGGCCTTCGTGATTTGGGCGGCGTCGGCGTCAGTGATTTCGCGCCGCAGCGCGGCCACTCGGTCGTCCGCCGCCTGGACGTTCTGGTGGAGGTCGGCCAGACGGGCGGCGGCGTGCCCGTCGGTGGCAGCGTCCCCCGCCGTGCGGCCAAGGTCGGCGTGAAGGCGGGCGAGTCCCCGCTCGACCACGCCCAACTCACGTTCGGCCTCGGCCCGCTGGTGCGTCAGTTGCTGGCGGCACTTCGAGAGCGTGAGCGACAACAGCGCCGGGTCCTTGCCGATCCGCTTGATCTGCTCGACCACGAAGCCCTCAATCTGCTCGGCGGGAAGGGACCGACACGGGCACGCGTCCCAGCCCTGCTTCTGGGCCTTGTAGCAAACGTAGTACCTGTAGACGCGGTCCTTGCCCTTGTTGGCGGTGGTGTGCCCCATCGTGAGGCCGCACGGGCCGCAGTGAACGAGCCCCTTGAGCAGAGCGCCGTACTTGTTCCGCACGAGCATCCCGCCCGCGCGCCCATTCGACCGCAACAACTCATGGACCTTCGTCCAAAGCCCCTCTTCGACGATGGCATCGTGCTCGCCCGCGAACGTCTCGGTCTTGTACCGCACCTTCCCGCGATAGAGGACGTTGGCGAGGACCTTGAGCACGGCGGGCTTGTCCCACACGCGCCCGCCGTACGCCGCGCCCTTCCGCGTCTGGACCGCCTTGGTCTTCAGGCCGCGACGGTTCAACTCACGGCACACGTCCAGGAGCGAACGGCGCTGGAGGTACATGCGGAAGATGTCGCGGACCAACTCTGCGTCGGCGGCGTTGACCACGAGCTTCTTCGTGACGGGGTCTACGTCGTACCCGAGCACAGAGCGGCCCCCCGACCATTTGCCCTTCCGCCGCGCCGCCGCGATCTTGTCCCGCGTGCGCTCGGAGATGATCTCCCGCTCGAACTGCGCGAACGAGAGCAGGATGTTGAGCGTGAGCCGCCCCATCGACTGCGTGGTGTTGAACTGCTGGGTGACGGAGACGAACGAAATCTTCTTCCGCTCGAACAACTCCATCATCCTGGCGAAGTCGATCAGCGAGCGACTCAAGCGGTCCACCTTGTAGACCACCACGCAGTCCACCTTGCCCGCCTCAATGTCGGCCATCAGACGGGCCACGGCGGGGCGGTCCATGTTGCCGCCCGTGAATCCGCCGTCGTCGTACCGATCGGGAAGGCACTGCCACCCCTCGGCCTTCTGGCTGGCAATGTACGCCTCGGCGCTCTCCCGCTGCGCGTCGAGCGAGTTGAACTCCTGCTCGAGGCCGTCCTGCGTGCTCTTGCGGGTGTAGATGGCGCACCGCACCCGCGTGGTTGGCTTTGGCTCCGATCGCTTGCTCATTCGTCTGCCTCCGATCCCTTCTTGCCGCGTGCGGACGGCAGCCCGAAGAAACTGACCCCGTTCCAATGCGCCCCGGTCACCCTCTGGGCGATGGCCGTGAGCGAGCGGTAGACCTCGCCCTCGTACTCAAACCCGCGGGGCAGCACCCGCACGACGATCACCTTCCCTTTGTATTCGCGGCGGATGACGCTGCCAGGCTTGGGGAACGCGGCGGGGCGTCCCGCGTCGAACGCCGCCGTGATCACCGTGCCCGGTCCCTTGAGCGGCGCTTTCGGGGCGCTCAGCCGGATTTCGGCGTCGTCGGCCAACTCGACCGCCCGACGGCGTGCCCGTTCAGAGAGGCCGCCCTCTCGCAGCGCCTGCATCCGCCAGACGATCCGCTTCACGAGGTACTGCTTGTGGTTCGTTCGCGTGGGCTCGCCGAAGACCTCGGCGTAGCGCTGCTTCAGTTCGGGCACGGTCAATCGGCCAAGGGCCAGGACCGTCGCGTTGGTGTCATCGGGCATGTGGACTCTCCGGTTCGCAAGGCGTCAACCAAGCGGACGATCAAGGCGAACCGGCTCAAACGATTCAAGTCCATCGCGCTCTCTTTCTTGATGCTGCGGATTCTCGCCCATGCGGCGAACGTCGGTGCGCTGACGGCGGATGCCTTCGGCCAGAAGTTCGGCGATGATGTGCAGTCGCTTGGTCGGCGCGAGATCATCGCGCTCGACCAGCTCGTCGGGGTCGATCGTCATGCGTGCGTCCGTGCAGGCGACCCGCATGTGAGGCGGGGCCAGCGATGTGAGGTGTTCCGCCCGCCGTTGGGGCGTCACTCACCATCTACGCAATCGGTTCCGATCGTGGCGGAACGTCCCGACCGGAACCCCGCGTCAAACACGCCGTCGATCCATACACTGGCATCGGAGTAACGCGATGAACCAGCCGATCGACTCAAGCCAACCTGAATCTGCGGTCTCACCTGCGACGTGGCTCATCTCCGCAGGACGGCCCTCGGACGTGGGTTCGCCACTGAACGCCCCGCTCGTCCCCGCGTCCAACTTCATACTTGGGTCGTCCCGCGCCTACGCCCGCGATGACGCGACCCCGGCGTGGGAGGCGTTCGAGACCGTGGTCGGTGGTCTGGAGGGCGGCACGGCGGTGAGCTTTGCATCCGGAATGGCGGCCGCTGCGGCACTCTTCAACACGCTGAGCATGGGGGCGTCAATCGTCCTCCCGACCGACTGCTACGCCGGAGTCGTCGGCCTAGTAACGGAAGGCGCGGCCAAGCGAGGCTGGAAGTGCGTCCGGCTTCCGGTGGTTGAGACGCACGCGTGGATCGAGCACGCGCGGACTGCGGACCTGATTTGGCTCGAATCGCCGACCAACCCGCTGCTCGACATCGCCGACCTTCCACGCATCTGTGCCGCGAAACGGAAGGCCGGTTCGCTCCTCATCGTGGACAACACGATCGCTACGCCGCTGAACCAGCGCCCGCTCACGCTTGGAGCCGACGCCGTGATGCACTCCGCGACCAAGTACATGGGCGGCCACTCTGACCTTCTGGCGGGCGTGGCGGTAGCGCGGAATCCGGACCTCGCGCGAGAGCTGCGAAAGGCCCGCGAGCTGTCCGGCGGCACTCCCGGCACGCTCGAGGTGTTCCTCGCCCTTCGTGGACTTCGGACGATGGCCCTGCGCGTTGCGGCGAGCCAGGCGAACGCGCTGGTGATTGCCTCTCGGCTAAGCCAGCATTCTCGGGTGCATTCGGTCCGCTATCCGGGATTGCCCATGCACCCCGGGCACGCCGTCGCGTCCAGCTTCATGCGGGGCTTCGGGGGAGTGGTGACGTTCGAGGTCGAGGATGGCGCGGCCCACGCAGATGCTGTGTGCCACTCTGTCAAGATCATCCGCCACGCGACAAGTCTCGGCGCTGTGGAGTCCACGATCGAACGGCGCGCCGCAGTGCCGGGCCAGGAGCACCTCCCGCCCGGGCTACTCAGGATGAGCGTTGGCTGCGAGGATGTCGAAGATCTCTGGCGTGATCTGACGGAGGCCCTGGGCAACCCCCGCACTTGA